AGAACTACAAACCAATCCGCGGGAAAAATCTCGCGTACAAGCTCATAGGAGATAGTGTCACTCGCAGCACTGAAATCTACGGTCGCAATTCCGGCGGTTTTTGACCCCCGTAATGCTAACGCCTGATTTTTTGTGTCCGAATCGAGGTCGAGTCCGTTCCTCCGAAGCCTGCTTCGAATGACCGCCCCTACGCCTTTCTGGAACCAGAGATTAATCCCCGGTTCCACAGCGATGGTGCGATCTATTTTGGCATTCTTCGGTACGGTTAGAACCTTACTAGCCTCACGGAACTCCACTTCAGAGAGACGACCATCCCGATACCATACGGGATAGGCAGCCTCAAGAAGCGGTTCCATAAGACGGTACAGCCTACTTGTTATCTGGTTTTCCTTGCGGAATTTCCTGACAGCAGATGTATCACTTCCTTTTACTGAAAGCGACACACCCGGCCCCCAGGAGCCGGAATCGAGGACTTCATCGATACGGAACCTTCCAAGAATCACTGCAATTTTTCGCGTGACGGCATGAAGCAGCCACACGTTAGGCCCCTTGAATTGGGGGTCTAATGCGAGATTCGAGAAACGCTTATTCGTATCGCGACACTGCAACTCAGCGGTCAAAAAGCCGCCAAGCGCAAGCTCTCTTTTATTAAAGGAGGTCTCTAAAAACTCAGACTTCCGAAGAAAGCTTATAGCAGTGAGGTCATCCCGAAACCGACCAACGTCATTATATTGACGAGGGTCGATTTCTTTCGATACCAATTGATCGAACTCTCTATTCTGATAAAGAATAAAACACGAGAGCGCGATCGGGGTGTCGATGGATGTATAGAACTGCTCAATCGCGTCTTTTACAGACGCATCCGACAAACCAACTGCATGAGGTAAACGACGGGAAGAAACTCCCTTAACGCCAGATCGTGACATAGTCAATGATCTCCTTTTAAGTTACGAATCCTAAAATACTATCTACAATTAGTAGATGGCACTCTGCGCCTCCACGAGACTGGCCGACACGGCATTAAGAAGGATATTCCTCGCAAAAGCGATAATGTCCTTTCTATCAGCCAAAGTCGACCGTTCGGGGAGGAAGAACGTGCAGTCGAACGTCGTATCATAAGCCTTCGTCGGAGCCGGGAGAATTCCCGACATTGTCGAATTACTTATGGTTTCGAGGGACGGCCGAACGATCTTGATACGTACCTTGTGAAGACGTGATGTCTTCGAAGGAGGCGAAACCCAGAGGAAAATCCTGGGAAATCCGACAGAAATGCCGCCGGATCGGTCTTCATACACCGCGAGGTTCCCTGTCAAAGACAGAGGTTCGAAGCTATGGGAGACAGGGGTTGCTTGTCCGTCATTGACGTAAAGTGTTGCGATAGCAGGCATATTGCACTCCTAAGGGTTGTCTTTCAGCGAAATCGCTGAACGATTAAAGCGACAGCTTCGAGAACGTGATACACAGAGAGTGGGTTCTTAAATTGAGGGAGCATAAGCGATGGGGGTTCAGTTAAGAACACCCTCGTCTTCTTACGCTCTGCACAATGGAACTGACTCGACGTGTTAACGGTCCCGCCGCTGCCTGCTGTACTCGTGTTGAGTACAGTGAAAGGAATCTCGACCAACTTCGTATTCGACTGCACACCTCTCGAGAAGACGAGGCCAGTACAGTTGTTCAACGAATGGATCCAGTTGCCGATAGGTAGAAACCAGTCGACAACAAAGCTCCAAGGTAAAGATTCCCACGCTATCTCAGCCGGATTTACGAGTCCGATCGAGTTAAGCGTTGCAAGAAATTCGTTGGATACTTCGTATTCAACGACGAATCTCGTCTGAGCAAAGGTGCGTATTTCTACACCATTCACAAAGACAATAGATTCTTTCTTGCCCCGGCCACGGACAGTCACAGTATCCTTTTGGGATTGTTGTGCCAGTAGCTCGAGCGTGCTAAAGATGTCCGACATAAGCGGTCGCAAACCGAATTGAAACATCAAAAGGTCATTGGCTATGCCTTTAACCCCTTTCTGTTCGCCTCCGATTA